GGACGATCCGGTCCGGGGGACCGGATCGAGACGGGAGCGCCCGGAGCGCAAGCGGAGGGCCGGTTACTGTGACCGACACGCCCGCGCCCGCCGCCACCGACGACACCGTCACGGCCCACCAGGTCGCCGCCATGCTGAAGCTCAGCTACGACATGTTCATGGCCACGCACCGCGACCTGGTGCGCCTCAAGCATTTCCCCGCGCCGCTGCCGCTCTGCCCCGGCCGGCGCAGCCAGAAGGGCACCAAAGGCGGGCGCCCGCCGCTGCGCTGGTCGCGCGAAGCGGTGCGCGACTGGATCCGCAATCCCGTCCCGCCACGGCCCGCCAACGAGAACCAGGCCGCCCAACGCGCCGCCGCGCGCCTCAGCGCCCACGATCGCGACATCGTCAGCGAGCGGTTCGGGGGACGCTTCGGATGAACCGGCGCCAGCGCCTTCCGCTGCGCCTGGCGCGCGCCGAGGCCGTGATCCTCGCGATTTTTGCGCTTGTCGCCATTGTCGCCGGCCTGCAGCTGGTGCTCACCTACGCACCGCGATCCGAGACGGAGCTGGCGGACCCGACATGAGCATGCTGAAGCTGCCGCGTTACCTCAAATGGCGTGACGGTCGCCCACGCTGGGAGCTGGGCGGGCGGGGCCGGGCCGAGCTGGAGGCGGCGGGCTTCCGCTCGCGCGATCTCAGGGCGCCGGACGGCCAGTGGATGAAGCTGGAGGCGGCGATCGCGGAGGCCGACCGGCTCAACCATCGCGTCGACGCCTGGCGCTGCGGCGAAACGCCGGAAGATGCGGCCGGCGAGGCAAAGCCGCTCGCGCGCCCGAAGGGCCAGCGCGTCATCGCCGACTTGTTCAGGGCCTATGAGCGCACGCCCGGCTTCCTCACGGCGTGCGAGAACACGCGCCGCATCTATCGCTCCTATGCCGCCACCGCCGGCGCCTGGATCGGCGACCTGTCGCCGGCGGCGTTCGATCGCCGCCTGGCGCGCAGGCTCTATGACGGCATTCTCGACGTGAACCACTGGCGCGACGAACGCCGCGCCGCCGGCGACGGCCGCCGCAACGACCGCTGGCACCCTGATTTCCTGCGGCTGCCGAAAGCCGTGCGCGAGGCCGTCAATGCGCGCCGCCTCGAAGCGATGGAGGAGGCCGACGGCCAGCCCTCGGGCTATACCGGCGCCTTCTATCTCTTTGCCTGGCTCAAGATGATCTGGGAATGGGCGCTCGACGAGGAGCTGGTCACCGGCCGCAACCCGATGCGCAAGATGCGCCTCGGCGTGCCGCAGGGCCGCGTGCGCGAAATCACCGACGCCGAGTTCGCCCATCTCGACGCTGTCGCCATCGCCATGGGCCGGCCTGAAGCCGGCGACGCCTGGGCGCTGGCCATCGCCTCCTGCCAGCGCCGCAGCGATCTTGCCGGCCTCACCTGGGAGACGCGCGGCAATATCGGTGCGGGGGGCAATCAGCCCGGCCGCGTCCGCCTCACCCAGCAGAAGACCGGCGCGCTGGTGGACTTCCAGACGCCGGACGTGATGCGCGTCCGGCTCGATGCGATGTGGGAGCGTCAGAAGGCCGCAGGCCTCCTGCGCGCCGACCGCGTCCTGGTCTCCAGCCTCGACGGCCAATCGTTCGAGGACCGGCTGAACAAGCTGACCGACCTCTGCCGCGAGGTGCGCCGCGAGGCGGCGAAGACCATGCCCAGCGTCGCCGACATCCTGCTGCACGACGGCCGCGACACCGGCATCACCCGCCTGTTCCGCGCCGACTGCGACCTGATCCGCGTCTGTGAAATCTCCGGCCACACCCCGGACAGCGCCGACACCATCCGCAAGGCCTACCTCAAATCGAACAGCGAGGTCGCCGACCAGGCCATCCAGCGCGTCAACGCCTACACGGCAAGGAAGGGGCTGAGGTCGTGAGGCATGCCTGCCGGCAGACCAAAAAATGAACGCCGGTCGGACGTCCGACCGCCCGCGGGTCGGAAGTTTTCCCAATGTTCACGGGCTTTTCCCCCAACTTCCCCACAAAAACAGGGCCCGCTGCTCTGCGCCGTTGTCAAAACCGGGCTTGAGCCGCCCCATATTTTTCAATGGCTTGGCCGCGGTTAGTCCGCTTTTCGACGGCCTTTTTGCGGGGAGGTCGGACGCGGTTCGGAAGCGCTAGCCGCTTCGACCCGCCGGACCAGCGCCGCGACCGCAGCCACAACCTTGTCGCCGGCAAGTGGATCGGCGTCCCTGGCCTGGGCGAAGATCGCCGACATGGCCTTGGCGGGCGTGCCGTAGTCGAAGAGGGCGCGGTTCCATTGAACGACATCGTCGGTCGAGGACAGCGTGATGTCGATGCGCACCCGGCCCTTGTCCCGGGCCTGCGCCCTGTGCTTGCGGACGCGCTCGGCGTTGCTGGTCGTCATGCGGGCTCCGTTTCCGGCCATTACCTGTAGCGACGACATTACCAATCGCATCCGGTAACGCAAGCCGGCCCGGTTTTGTTACCGGGCGTGTCCTGAAATCGTCATGTTACCGGGCGCGTCCGGTAACGAACTTGTGATCGACAGGGCGTTGCCGGACATTACCGGAAACCTGCATGTTACCGGGCATTCCCGGTAAGCACGAAAAGGACCCAAAATGCAGAAACAGGAAAAACTCTGGACGGTGGCGAATATCCTCACCGTCATGGCCGTCGCCTTCGCGGTGATCGGTTTCGTCAAACAGCGCTACGGCATTCCGGCCGAGTTCGAGGCGCTGAAGATCGTCTGCCTCGCCACCGTGCACGTGTGCTTCAGCTGGCGCCTCACCAAGGCGCTGGGCCGCGTGCTCGACGAGAAGGCCCGCAACCGGCCCAAGGCGCGCGTCGCCGGCGCGCTCGCCGCCTTCTACTTCGGCGTCGACGTCTGGCTGGTGCACGCCGGCCTGGGCTGGGTCTTCGACGGCTGGAAGGAGATCGCCCTCTATGCCGCCTCGTTCGGCTTCACGCTGGTGAATCTCGCCGGCAAGTGGGTCGACCAGGCGACGCCCGACGAGACGACCGCGCCGGCCCGGCCGGTCGCGCCGCGCCTGCCGGCCCCGCCGGTGCAGAGCGAGGAGATCAAGGGCCTGCTGATCGGCCTGGAAGAAGCGAAGGCGCGGCTGAAGGGGGTTGCCGCCTAGACCCTGCCCGCATCCTTCGGCGGACTGGAAGAGACGGCTGCGGCTTCCCGCGCCGTCTCTTCTGCATTCCGTCGGCGCACGTCGAGATCGATATAGGGCTGCGCCGACGGCCGCACCTTCGACCAGGTCTCGCCCAGCACCCACAGCCCGATGATCGCGATGACCGCCCACTGCATGAGGCCGTCGACATGACCCGTCGTCGCCTCGCGCGCCGCCGTGAACGCGCCGATCGCATCGCCGCTGCTCAGCGCGCGCGCAAGATCGGCGTAGCGGTTGACCTCATCCCCGTCCAAGCCAGGCCCCTGCCTTCAGCATCACGATCGCCGCCGCCGGGATCTGCTCGTAGCCATAACGGCCGATGTCGGCGGGTTTGCCCGACCACAGCCGCATGACGTTGAGCAGGTCGGCGCCGCCCCAGCCGGCGAACACCACGAAGCAGCCGATCGCGGGAAACAGCCAGCGCAGCTTCGGCTCGCGGCGGATGCCGACAATGCTGATGCCGGCGAACACCAGCACCAGCGCGGCCCAGACGATTGCGCGCGCGAGTTCCATCTAGCCCTCCACGCCCTTGGGATGCGCTTTCGACACATAGGTGCACACGATCATCACGCCGTGCACCGACAGCAGCATCAGCGCCGCGAACAGCGCGCCGATCAGGTCGATCCTGCCGCCCCTGTCGCCGGCGACGGCGGCGGCCATCGCCGCCGAGCTGGCCTGCTTGGGCCGGCTGTCGGCGAGCGCCAGGCGATCGGCCTTCATCTTCGCCAGCGCCTTCGCCGCCGCATCGTAGGCGAGGCGGTCGCGCAGCTTCTGGTCGAGATCGAGCAGGGTCTTGCAGTACCGCTCGACATAGAAGCCGTTCTCGCGCGAGCTGACGCAGTAGGCCAGCGGCTCCTTGCCGACGGTGTCGCCGGCGGCGACCGCCTTGCCGACTGTCATGCCGGCGTCCCTGTTCTCGCGGTTCAGCGCCGGCTGGGCGCGGGCGCGCAGGATGTCGCGCGTCAGCAGGGCCGGATCGCTGCTGGAATGGGGCATGCCGTTCAGCGCATACTGCGCCTCGTCGATGTCGCGGTCGGCCCGATCCAGCCGCGCGGCGATGTCGCTCACGCCCGACGCCTGGTCGTTGCTGGTCGCCAGCTGGAAGGCCGCGCCGATCGACACGACGACGAACAGTCCGACGGCCACGAGCACGCCGTAGATTTTCGTCTTTTCGCTGTCGCCGGCGGCGGACGCCTCGGCGAAGCGCGAGGTCGACACCTTGATCGCCACCACCACGACCACGCCGAGCAGGCCGAACAGCGGCGACAGGCCGGGCCAGAGCCGGTCGAACGAAGAGAAGTCGAGCGCGCAGGCGATCGCGGCGCCGACCCAGCCGAGCAGGCCGAAGGTCGGACGGCCGACGACGCGCACGATCTTGCCGAGCTTGTCGAAGGCGGCGTCCAGCTTCTCCTCGGCAAGGCCCTCCAGCCTCACCCGCTCCCGGTCGATCGCCGCGCCGAGGTCGCGCGCCGTCGCCTCGTTGGCGGCGGTCACCGTGACGGTCGCGCCATCCACCTTCACCCTGTCCGTCTTCATGTCCCGGCCCTTCCGTCGGCTTCAGCCTTCGCCTTCAGTCGCGCAGCCCGCTCGCGTGCGACCCAGTTCTCCCAGTCCGATCGCCTTGCTGCCTCGACAGCGGCCATCTCGCTGCACGCGATGTAGGCGCGCAGCAGATCGTCACTTGGGGCTTCCCCCGTTTCCCTGTCCGTGTTCGCCATTCCCTGCGGGCAAGCCAACGGCGGGTCCATCTCCGCCAGGGGCGGCGGCGGGACCAGGAACGCGTCCAGCAGCTTCGCCTGCGGCGCCGGCGGCAGCGGCGGGTAGGACGGGACAGCCGGGGGAGTGGAGCACCCCGCAGTTAATGTCAGCAGGGATACGGCTGTTCTTCCAGGCCACGGCCGCCTTGCTTCGCGCATCGTCCAGCTCCTTCAGCATCGCGCTCGCCTGATCGCGCGCGGCGCGCACCTGCGCATGGCTGGCGGTGAGGTCGGCGCGGAAGGCCGCGCGCTCCTCGTCGCTCGCATCCATGATCCGGTCGAACCGCGTCATCCAGGCATCGAGCTGGGCGCGGCCGTTGACCACTTCGGACCACACCTGCGCCTTGTCGGTGATGCGCTCCAGCAGCTCGCCGGCCTCGCGCTTGCGCTGGGTCACGCCGGCTTCATGCGTCCACGCCGCGATCCATGCGGCCAGCGCGACGACGGCGGCCGCGGCGGCGGCGTAGGGGATCAGCTTAACCCACGGCAGCATGATCGCCCCCATCCTTCATGGCGAAGTCCACATGCAGCAGCAGCCGCTTGTCGAGCGACCCGTGCCGCGCGCCGGCCCAGATGGCGGCGATCTCGCTGTAATCGCCCAACCTCCAGGTTCCATGGCCGCGACGCGCGCGCTTCGTGGGATCTAGCCTGCGGCCGAGCTGCAGCAGGCGCTGGCTCGACCGCACGAAGGCGACGAAGCAATGCGCCTGGCCGTCGAGCGTCCGCATCGCATCGAGGAAGGCCGCCGGCGTATCGCAGCCGGCGAACTTGTGCTGCTCGCCCGGCAGCTGCGCGAAGCCGAAGCGGTGCGCGAGGATCGCCGCATCCGGGTCGGCCGCATACATCAGCTGCAGGCGCGCAAGGCGGCGATCGAGCTGCGCCGGATTGTCGGCGGCATCGAAGCCGCGCCCCAGCAGGGCGTCGCGATGCCGGCGCCAGGCGCGATTGTCGAAGGTCACCCAGCGCGGGTCTTCGCTGGCCTTCGGCGTCGACACGCGGCTCAGCCCGCGCACCAGCGCCGCGCCCCAGCGCAGGCGCAGGGCGATCGACTGGTAGAGCGAGACCGGCACGCGGGCAGGAAGGGCATCAGGCAGCGCCATGCCAGCCCTCCAGCAGCCGGATGATGTCGACATCGCGCAGGCCCAGCTTCACGCCGGCGGCGGTCACGAACGGCACCTGCGCCCCGCCGAGCGAGGCGACATAGGCCGTCGCCAGCCGCTGCGCGTCGGCCGCGGTGAGCTGCACGGTCTCATCGCCCATGAGCACGGTGCGCGATGGTTGCGCCGGCGTCCGTTCCCTCTCCCGCCGCCGCAGCGCCTGCACCTCCGCGATCAGGTACGGCACCAGCTTCGAGTAATCGACGCTCCACTGTCGGAACTCGTCGTCCTTGCGGTGCGCCTCGACGGCCGCAAGCTGCGCATCGATCGCCTCCATCTGGCGGCGGCAGGCATCAAGATCGGCAAGCGCCTGGGCATGCGGCTCGCCCTCTCGCCGCGCCGCGGCGATGATCCCCGCCAGATCGCGCGCCCGGTCCTCGTGCTCGGCCTGGTCGATCAGCAACGAGCGCTTCATCTCTTCGCGCTCGGCGGCGATCTCCGCATTGACCTCCGGCCGGCGCGTCTCGTCGCTATCCCCCGGCGTCACCGCCTCGGGCACGACCTTGGCCAGCTCCTGCGCCATCACGCCGACGGCGTGGGAGCCATCGTGCTTCCAGGCGAAATCCCAGACCGCGATGGCGTCGATGATCTCGCCGGCGTCGGTGCGCTGGCCGCGCTTGTCCTTCAGCCGGAAGTCGCAGCTGGTGTTGTAGGCGGTCGCCGAGCCCGAAACGGAGATCGAGCCCACCGGCGTCGTATTCTTGTAGAAGACGAGGATGTCGCCATCGGTGGTGCGGCGGCGAAAGTAACCCGCAGCGGCCTGGCTGACCGAGCAGCTGAAGATCGGGAAGTTGAGCGCGACATAGGCTTTCTTCTGGAAGGTGATGCCGTCGGCGGTCCCGGTGTTGACATCGACCGCGGCGTCGCCGGCGAGATGGGTCTCGCCCGAGGAAAAGCAGCCGTCGCCGTCCATGTAGGAATAGCCGTGGCCGCCGAACAGCTCGCTGGTGAGCTTGATCCGGTCGGTCAAGGTCTGGTCGTTGAAGTTCCGGCTGCGCAGGAAATAGGCGACATCCCCGCCATTGTCGGGCGCGATGTAATCGTCGAGCTCGCCGCCGAGATATTTGCCGCCGGTGTTGATGTACCCCGCCACGTCGCCCGGGAACCAGGTTTCGTCCTTGTTGCCCACATCGCAGCGGCCGAGCTGGTGGACGACGTATTTCAGGCCGGTGATGTTGCCGCAGTTGGCGTAGGTCTCGGAACCGCACACCACCATGCCGTCGCGAATGCCGCAGAAATAGTTGGCGGCGTGATAGGCGCCGTCGGCGGCGTCCAGCGTCACCGCATCGACCTGGATTTGCGAGAGCCCGCCGCCGGCATGGTACATCGCGCCGAAATTGCCGCGGATGTTGACGTCGCCGCTGAGCCGGACCAGGCCGTTGAAGACCGAACCCGCGATGGCGCCATGCTCGATCTTGCCGTTCACCCAGACGACGAAGGGACCGAACGATGAGAAGCCGTCGCCGCCGGTGGTGGTGGCGACCTTCACGCCCTTGACGCGTATCTCGATCTTTTCGGCGCGGAAACAGTCGTTCGAAGTGGTTGACACCAGGACGTTGGCCGGCGTCGTCGTGTCGCCGATCACCTGCACGTAGGATGCGCCGATGATGGGTTTGTCGGCGACCAGGTTGCCGGTATAGGTCCCCGCCGCCACGACGATGCGCGGCTCGTGACCGTTCATGTCGTAGGCTTGCGCGAAGCGGTTGAACGCGGCCTGCAGCGTCGCAAACGGATGGCCGGCCGTGCCGTCATTGGCGTCGCTGGCGCCGGCGCCGCCGACATAGAGTTCGACATCGGCCGTCTGCCGGATGCGGAAATCAACCGCCGGGATCAGGTTCGACCAGGCCGGCAGATGGGCGCCAACCTCCTCGCCAAGCACGTCAGCCCAGCCGGCGGCGATCGCGACCACGGAAGGATCGATGGCCGCAAGGTCGACGCCGGTCAGCGCCAGCGCCCCTCCGACCGTCGTGGCGCGTAACAGCTTGCCGGTGAGCGAGGCGGCATCCAGCGGCAGCGCGCTCTGGCCGTATTGCATCAACACCGCCCGGTCGAGATCCCGGCGCAGTTCCTGGTCGCGCGCCGCGCCGCGGGTCAGCTCGGCGTTGACGCGCGTCGCCAGGAAGGGCGCATCGCCGCCGAACTGGGTGCGCCGGCCCGAATAGGTGAGGGCGTAGACCGTCACCTGGTCGCCGGCGGTGCTGGCGGGGATGGTCGCAGCCCCCGCGACGCCGTCGACGACATTGGCCGGCCCGGCGGGAGCGATGGCGGCGGTGTCGCCGCCCACATAGGCGGCGACCACCTGCATCGCGCCGCTATCGTCGGCGCGGCGCACCTCCACGCGGATGTCGCCCGCCTGGTCGTAGGCGAACGGGATCGGAAATGCGCTCTGCCCGCCGGCGGCCGTATAGGTCGCAAAGCGGGGAAGGGCGGGGCTGACGACGAGATCGGTCATGCCCCAGCATCGCGCGCGCGCGCCCGGCGCTGCTTAGCAGCGCCGACCAGGAACAATGTGCGCTGCTTACGCCCGTGGTCCAGCAAAGGTGCGAAGCGGCTTTGCGCCCGGACTTCGGGCCAGACTATTGGCCCGCGGCCGCGCCCGCGTCCGGCGCCCGCTCGGGCAGGTTGCGGCCGGGAACCCACCAGTAGCGCTGGCCCGTCTGGCGCTTCAGGTCGCCGATCTTGCGCCGGAAACTCGCCTCCGCGTCGGGATCTGTCATGCGCTTCAGATTGTCGGTGACCCAGCGGTTATAGGCCAGCTTCACATACCACAGCGACGAGCCGGGCACGTCCTTGGCCAGCTCGTCGGCCCATTCCGCCGCCGCATGCGTCTCCTTGCCCTGCAGAGCCTCGTTGACATTGCCGAGGGTGAGTTTCTGCAGGTCGTTCACCTTGGCCACCACCGGGCCCGCCAGCGTCTCTGCGGGGCTGTGGTTCGCCCGGTTGAGGCCGTTGTAGAGATAGTCGCCGAAAATCCCCAGGCCGCCGCCCTGCGCCATCGCCGCCAGCCAGAAGCGCGGATCGCTCATGTCCTGCGGGTCCTTGCCGTCGCGGACCGCCTTCAGCTGCAGGGAGACAGCCCCGCCAACGGTGGCTGTCACCAGCAACGCCGCCGCGTAGCCCGCGCCGGCGCCCCAATTGCCGCGGCGGAATTGCTGCACCTGGCGGTAGCCGTAGAGCATGGGCAGCATCGCCGAAAAGGAGAGGAACATCTTGTTCGACCGCCGCACCTCGCCCCAGAACGTTCCCGGCCGGTCATTGCCGGTGAGGAGACTGCGCGATCGCAGCGAGCCCGAGGGCACCGCATACTCCATTTCCTGCAGGATCATGTGCAGGTAACGGTCGGCCATCTCGACCCCGGCGTGCGCCTCCACCGCCTCCGGCGTCAGCAGGCCCTGCGGGTTGAGCGAGGCGCCGCGCAGGCGGTCCCAGTCCGCCGGACGAAGGCCGTAGCGGGTGAGCGTGCGCGCGAACGGCTTCTCCAGCTGGTCGAAGGAGAGGTGCGCGCGATTGCCGGCGTCGGCGAGAAAGCCCATGCCGAACAGCTGCCGGCCGCCGCGCGTCCACGGCGTCAGGCCCGAGGCGGCCAGCACCTGGCTGGACAGCACGCGCGACCAGCCCCCGCCCGTCGCCTGGCCGACAAAGCGCGCATCGTCGTTGAAGCTGGAGAGGTTGTGCTCCAGGATCAGGCCCAGCTGCGCCGCCTCGTGGGGGTTGGCGGTCTGCCGCGCCAGGTCCTTGATCACGCGGACCCGGCCGAGGCCCGCGAAGGATCGCGCCATCGCCTGAAAGACGGGGTCGGTCGGGACGGCCGAGAGAAAAGCCCCGCCGAGCGCCAGGGCGGTCAACGTGTTGCGCGTGGCCTGGCCGGCTGCCGCAACGCCCTCGTCGACCGGCGCGTTCACCGCGCCGGTATAATTGGCCCACATCTGGTCGGCCCGCCCGATCTTGCCGGCGACATAGGCCTCGCCGGCGTCCTTGCGCTTCACCACCCGCTTCGGCAGCGCGGCTGCAAGGCCCAGCCGGGCGTTGGCCGCCTCCTTTTCCGCCATCTGCTTCAGTTCGGTCAGCGCCGCCTCCGGGTTCGGCCCGAGGATTTCCATCGCCGCAATGTCGCGCGCCATCGTCTCGATATGACGCGCCAGCCCGGTGATCGGGTCGCCGGCGCCGAAATCGCGCTGGTAGGCGAGCCAGGTCTCGGGATCGCGGAATACCAGGAAGCGGGCGTCGGCATGGGAATTGGCCAGGCTGGTGGCGCCCTGCGCGATGCGCTGCGGCGTGCGGCTGGCCCAGCCGTCGGTGATCATGTTGGCGATCACGGCGTCGAGACTGTCCCACACCTCCTTCGCCGACAGCGGCTGGCCGGTGTTGACATCGCGCATGCGCGACACGTCCAGCATGTCGTAGAGCAGCGTCTTGAAATTTTTCCGGCCCTGCACCCGCCCGCCATTCGCATCGATCCATTTGCGGATGGCCAGCGGATCATGGTGCTGGGGCAGCCCCCAATTGTCCAGTTGGCCGATCTGCCCGCCGGCGCGGTTGAAGCGCTGGCGCAGCGTCTCCAGCTCGGCCCTCACGCCATTGGCCAGCGTCTTCGCCGCAACGTCCTTGCTGTCCTCGCCGAACATCTCCTTCACGAAATTCTCGATGTCGGCCTTGTTGACGCGTCGGCCGCCGACGCCGGTGCGAAAATGCTCCAGCGTTGCATTGATCCGCCCCATCGATCTGGCCGCGATGGTTCTCCTCTCTCCTTCCACCGACAGCTTCAGGCTCTCCCCCTGGCCGTGATAATCGAGGATCGCCTGCAGGAATTCGCCGGCGTCGCGCTCGCCCGAGCCGTTGCGGAACGCGGCCCATTGCGACTTCAGGCTGCGCTGCGCCTTCCTGTTCAGCGCATCGCGCCAGCGCTGCACGGCAAATTCCGGCGTCACCGGCCCCTGCGGCTGCGTCTTGCCGAACGCGCTGGCCTTGGGCGCCGCAAACCCCTGTGGCGGCTGCGCCTGCTGGCCGCGCGAGAACACGGTGCGGTCGCTCTGGGGGAAATACACCTGCTCGCCATCGCCGAGATCGGCGGTGAAGCCCATGTCGCGGCTCCACGGCCCGCGCGGGCCTTCGGCGATCCGCCGCTCGATCGAGAACCGGGCGAGGTCGACGATGTCGGCGTCCGACAGGGCGCGCGGCCCGAAGATTTTCGCGGCCCAGCGGCGCACGCCGGCGGCGAAGCGCGCCCACCAGTCCTCCTTCGGCGCCAGGTCCGGGTTGGCCTCCAGGAAATAGCCCAGCGCCTCCTCGGCCTTGGCGAAGCCGATCTCGCCACTCTCTGTCGCCTTGTCCCACACGCCGGCCCACGCGCCTTTTCCCGCCCTGGCGCGGTCCATCACCGTCTGCAGCAGCCTCAGGTGATCGTCGCGCCCGATCATCTCCTCGATCTTGGTGTGCGCGCCGATCTCGTGCAGAAGCAGGCCCTTCACCTCGTCGGCCGCCACCCGCCCGGCGATCAGCGACACCTGGCCATTGCCCTTGCGCGTGAACGCCTTGGCGTCGGCCGGCGCTTTCTCGGGCGCCTGGTCCACGATGGTGAAGATCCTGTCCGCCCCCTCGCCGAACGCCGCGACGGCGGCCGTGCGCAGATCGTCGGCCGAGGCGGGCGCGCCGGCGGCTTCGCCGCGCGAGAATACGATGTCGCCGGCATCATCGCCCAGCTCGGCCTCGATCTCTTCGGCGGCGGCGAGGAGGTTCTCGGCGGTGGGATTGTCGCCGGCGCGGCCGACGGCGGTGTCGGCAAGCCGGCTGTCGATCGGCGCGCCCGGCGTCGACGGCGGCGGCGCTTCATCCGCCGCGCGCGCGTCGCGGGCGATTAATCGGACTTCGTCGGCGAGGTCGTAGGTGTCTGCGTTGGCCGGGGCGGCAGCCGGGGCAGCGCCCTCAGCCGCTTCGCCAGCGAGGTCAGCTCGTCCGGGCCCTCGACCGGCCAGACCATCATCGGTTTCGGGGAAGCTGGCGAGGGTTTTTGCGGCATGCGGGGGTCCTGAGACATCGATGTCGATATAGCGCGAAAACGCGCCGCTTTCAACGAGCCTGTCCCAGGAGGCCTCGACCTTCCCGTGCATCGCCCTGGCGGCCGTCGGCGTGATCACCCGTCCGGTCGCGAGATAACGCCGCCAGGCGCGCCGCACGGCCTCGTCCGGCGGCACCCGTACATGCGCCAGCTCGACATTATAGCCGATCCGTTTCAGCTCCTCGACGGTCTCCAGCAGCGCGTCGGGGTTCTGGCCGATGGTCTCCAGCAGGAAGTTGTCGCCATTGGCGGTGAGCCGGGTCATCACCTCCTCGCGCAGCGCCGTGCTTTCTGCATGCACCACCTGCGCGCCGGAACCGCCCGCGTATTCGGGCACGATCGTCTTCGCCAGATCGGCGTCGGGCACGGCGGCGCGCGTGCGCTCGGCGAAACGGTCGATGAAGGTCGACTTGCCGGCGCCGGGATAGCCCATCACCACGATGGCGCGGCGCTGCTGCGCCGGACCTTCCGGCCCCGCCTTGCGTTGCGCCTGCTCGGTCAGCCAGTCGATCGCCTCCGGCAGGTCCGCCTCGCGCACGCCGCCATCGGCTTCCGGGTCGGGCAGGTGATAGACGCGGTCCTCCGGCAATGGATCGCCGGCGCGATGTGTTGGGGCGCCGGCGTTGGCCGCATCCGACTCGCGCGCGATCTGCGTATTCCAGATGTCTTCCGCGCCGGCCCCCCGATCGAGCGCGTCGATCAGCTCGGCGCGCTTCGGCTCCAGGAACCCGCCGGGCGGTTCGAACAGGTCCGGGTTGTCGGCATGGCGGTCGGCCTGCGTCAGCGCGGCGGCGTGATCCGACGGCGAGACGTGATCGGGCCGCATGTCGTCGGCGTCGGCCTCACGCTGCAGCACCTCGCGCGCGCGGCGCACCTCCGGCCGGTTCAGCGGATGATCCGCCGGCAGCGCCTCGGCCTTCTTCTGGATCACCTCGAACGCGGTGCGGTCGAAGAACATCCGGCCGAGCGCCTGCTGGCCGGCCTTGCCGACGCCGCCGAGCACGCCGCCCAGCACGGCCGCCGAACCGACGTCGCGCAGGATGTCGGCGGCCGAGTGGCGCACGCCCAGCGCGTCCAGCCATTCGGCGTGGCCGGGAACCAGGTCCAGCGCGCCGGCGATGCCGGCATTGACCGCCGCCTCCTTCAGCGCCGCACCCACGATGGTGCGCGCGCCGAAGCCGACCGGCAGCGCGCCGACCTGCAGGGGGTCGCTCAGCCCGCCGGCGACGCCGCCGGCGAGCGCGCCGGCCTCGCGCACCCAGAAGCCGCGGGCGCGCGCGCGGATGGCGGCGGCGTCGGCGGCCGCCTCACGGCCCACGCTGACGGCGTCTTCCTCCAGCGTGCCGGCCGGCAGGTCCTTGTCGGGAAACTTGGCGCGCAGGTCGGCGACATGGGCGTTGAACGACGCCACCGCCATCCGCTGGCTGTCGAGCGCATCGTGCGTCGCCATCCACAGCGGATTGTCGGGCCGGGCCGGCAGGAGGCGGTCGAACAGGCTGAGCAGCCCCGTGGGATCGCCGACGGGATCGGGCAGGTCCTCGCCGGTTGCGGCGTAGACCCGCTTGCGCTGGCGGCGCGCCGCCTCGCCCAGCGCCGCCATCGCCGCGTTGGAGTTGTTGACATACCAGGCCTCGTCGATCGTCGCGCCGGCGACGTCGGCAAAGCCGGTGAGCGGGCCCGACGTGAACCGGATCGGCGGATCGCCCGGCGCGGGCAGGCGCCGGCGGGACCAGGCGGGCTTTTCCGGCGTCGCATCGTCGACGAGCGCGCCGCCGGCCTGCAGCGCCGCCGCCGGCAGGGCGAGGGGATCACTCATCCGGGCCTCCGATGTCCTCGCCAGTGTCCGGCGGGCCAGTGTCCGGCCGCCTGGCCGCGTCCGGCTGGTCGGCGTTCGCCAGCGCCGCTTGCCGGGCTTCCTCGCGCATCTCGCGGGTGAGGCGGTCCCATCCCTTCAGCGGGCCATAGCGCCGGAGGTCGCCGCGCAGCCGGCTGTTGAGGTCGTCGAGGCCTTCGATCTCCCGGTCGATCGCGGCGCGGCGCGCCGCGCCTTCCTTCGCCCGGTTGGCGATGATGGTGTCGAGATCGCCGCCGGTCTCGATGTCGTAGGCCTTGCGCGCGGCGGCGGCGATCTGGCCTGTGCTCGCCCCCAGGGGCATGTCGAAGGGCAGGGTCATGGCGCATCTCCCACGTCGCGCGCCGGCGCGGCGCTGGGCAACGCCCGCCCGCCCCACAGCGCAACCCACGACCGCATGCTGTCGAGGTCGAGCACGTAGCGGCCATCCGGGCTCTTGGGGTCCTTGGTCGCGTCGAACACCTCGACGCCGCCCTCACGGTGCGCGAGGTAGTACTGGCCGGGATCGCCGGTCGACACCAGGTAGCGGTCCCTGAGATCGGCGCGCGGCACGGCCTGGCCGGCCGCATCGACCGGCCCGAAGCCGTGGCCGGCGGCGACATAATCGCCGCCGGAAAAATCGCGCAGCACATTGTCGAGCTGGTCGGCGCGCAGCCATCCGGGCAGCACGATGTCATGCTTGCGATAGGTCGAGAGGCCGCCGTAACGGTCCTTTCCGATAAACTGGGCGCCGGCGGCCTCCTGCACCGCGTTCCTGTAATCCTCGGCGTCGAACCCGCCGGCGAGACCATGGCGGCCGACATAGATCGCATCCGCCGTCTTCTCGATCGTGGCGCGCAGGTGCGGATCGTCGGCGAAGATCGCATCGAGGTTGAGCGCGCCGATCGTGCTGGCCTTGTTCGCGGCGGTGAGCGTGCTCACATCGCCGCCCTTTTCCGCGATCAGCTGCTGGCCGCGCGCGGCGGCGCGCGCGACATCCAGCGGCGAGCCCGTCGCCAGCAGCGCGCCGACATGGCCCAGCACCGGGGCCTTGTCGCTGATCTGCTTCAGCGCGTCGCCGGCGTCGCTGCCGAAGGCGGTCGCAAGGCCCTGCATCAGGCTCAGCATGGCGTCGCCGCCGGCCTGTTCGACCGTCTTCGCCAGCCCCGCTTCCTCGTCGGTGAACGGCCGGAAGGGAACGCCGTAGGTCTGGCTCACCAGCCGCGCCACGGGCCGGCGCGCCGCGAGGCTCTGTGGGTCGACATGCACCGCGCCGTCCGCGCCGACGCCGACCGCCAGCGGCGGCGGCTGCACCACGCCGGCGCGCACCGCATAGGACAGGGGGTCCTTCGCCAGCGCCGTGGTCATGCCCGTCAGCGTCGTCTCCAGCAGGCCCAGCTCGGCCGCCTCCTGCGGGCTGGCGCCATGCGCCGCGTAGCGGGCGCGGCGTTCGGCGATCGCATCCTGCAGCGAAGCGGGATCGGCCTTGACCGCATTGGCCGCCAGATCGGTCAGCGCCTCCAGCCCGTCGACCTCGGCGATGATCTTCGCGTCGCCGGTCGCCCGCGCCCGCGCCTTCAGCGCGTCGATCACGCCGGGCGGAGGCGCCAGCGCCTGGCCGGCGAAACTGCGGTAATCGCTCAGCGTCGACCGGATGTCGGCGATCTCGCTTTTCACCGCGGCGGCGCCGGCGCGCGCGTCGGCGAGGCCCTGACGGATGGACGTCTCCATCCAGCTTTCCAGCGCCTCGGCCGTCTTGAGCGACATCGCGCCGGCGACGCCCTCGCCCTTCGCCCAGTCCGCGCGGAACGTGGTGAGGAAGGCGGCCTGTCGGTCGAGGCCGCCGGCGCGGTCGAACGCGCCCTTGACGCGGTTGAACGTCGCCGTCTCGGCGAGCGCGCGCATCTGGTCGCCGATGGCGTCCGGCGAAAACAGGCCGGCGCGAGAGGCGTCGGCGGCGAAATCCTTGCCGCCGAAGCTGAACGCCTCCTTCGGCCCGAACGCCAGCAGCTTGCCCAGCGTCTCTTCGCTGAAGGCCGATAGGGTCTCGTCGGCGTCGCGATCAATGCCGAGCTGGTAGGCGAGGCGCCCGCCCTCGACCTCGCGGTTGGCGAGATAGGCCTTGGCCGCGTCCGCCTGCTGCGACAGCGTGGTCGCCGCCGCGGTGCGCGCGATCTCGCGCGAATAGCCCAGCACCGACCGGCCGAACGAGGCCGAGGCGGGCGCCCGCAGCTCGGTCGGCAGCGTGTCGATCGACCGGGCGCGGATATCTTCGACGCCGGCCTGGAAGGCCTGGGGATCGTTCTTGGCAGTCTCGTAGAGGTCGGCGAGCTGGCCGGCGATGGCGGTGTCGTGCTCCACCGCGGCGGTGCGCAGCGCGGCGGCGGCGTAGGCCTCGCCATAGAGCGTGTTGTCGTGCACCGGCGTGTAGCCGGGATCGAGGCCGGCGGCCGATCCCGCCGCGGCGCCGGCGCGCACGGCGGCGCGATCGGCGAGATCGCCCACCTGCGCGGCGAGGCGCCCGAAGGCGTCGGCCGCAACGCCGGCGACGGCGCCGCCCGGCCCCGGCTCGCGCGGCCGCAGCGGATCGGAGATGACGCCAGGGCGATATTTTGCGATGTCCGGCATCAGGAGCCCCGCGATGCTGTGCTGGTCAGCCCGCCGGCGAGCTTGCCCACCGCGCCGATCGCGCCGCTGACGCCGGCGGCCTTACCGCGCGAGAGCAGCGCCAGCGCCGCCTGCCGGCGCGTGAACCACTGAACCGCCGCATTGTCGCGGGTGACGCGGTCGGCGGCCTCGCCGCGATGCACCTGGTCGGCGGTCGCGTGCGAGGCCGAGCCTGAGAACGGGTTGATGCCGGCCGAGGCGAACGCCACGCGCTGGCTCGCCAGCGTATCGACGACGCGGTCCATGATCTCGTTGGACGCCTGCTTGCCGCGGATGATCTCCTGCGTCGCGCCGAGGCGTTCCTGCTGGGCCTGCGCCTCGGCCTCGCGCTGTTCGGCCTGTCCCTGCGCGTACGACGAGAAGGCGGAGAGAGCGGTGAGCCCCATCTGCAGAGCGCCCGATGATGCGGCCGCGGTGAACGCGGTGCCGAGACCCGACCAGACGGCGGCGATGAACTGCATCAGAAACTCACCTCGACTTCGGTTGAAATGGCGCGGATGTGGAGCGGCCCCGGCGCGCGGCGGCGGATGCGCACGCCGCCATCGATGGTCCACCCCATCATGTGGGCGATGCGGAGCCGGGCGGTGACCAGGTTGCGCATCGGCCGCGCATCGAGCACCGCCTGGCCGAACCGTTGGCCGGAGAACGGATAGGCGCGGCCGAGATAGACGATGTCCGGCGCCATGGAATTGAGCAGCGACACTTCGGCGGCGACCACGCGCTTTTTCAGCGCCGCGATCGAGCCCGACTGCGCATCAAGGCGGAAGGGCATCGTGTCGATCCAGGCGTCGAACCACAGGCCGACCTCGTAGGCGCCGGCGATCATGCCGCCGTCCCACGGGCAGGCGAGCACGCCGCCGGTCACCGTGGCGGGCCCGAACCACCAGCCGTCATGGTCGATCGCGAACACATCGGGCCGACCTTCGAGATGCGAGAGGCCGCTGATCGACGTGTCGCCATCCTCGACGTCGACCAGCACGGAACAGTCGAGCAGGCGGCTGGCGTCGAAGCCTTCGACGTAACGCACCGGCGCGCCATCGCCCGCGCCGATGCGGCGTTCGGTCACCGCCATGCCTGGGCCGCCGGCCTCCTCGCCGCCGCCGGCGATAATGCGGTCGACGCCGCCGCTGCGCTGGCCGGTGGCGTAGCGGCTCCACGCTGCGAAGTCCTGGCCGCGCAGGGAGGAGAACTGCGCGACCTGGCCGTCGGCGCGGATCAGCGAATAGCGGTCGGTCTCATAGACGAAGCCGCCGCGCTGGGCGAAGCAGTCGACCGGCTGCGAGATCAGGAAGGGCGCGCGCACCGACACGTTGGACGAGACATAACCCTGCGCCTCGTTGGTGTAGGAAAGCTCGCGGACGGCGCGACCGCCGTTCTGGACATAGATGGTCGCGCCATCGAGGCTTTCGGGCCGGAGCCGCGCCTGGATGCCGTTCGACTGGTCGAGCACGATCGGGTTCGCGGCGTCGCCCTTCAGTGCGTCCACGTTGATGTGGAATTCGCCGGTCGCGGTGAACAGCTGCGGGAACCGCGCAATGATGATCTGGCGGATGCCCGAGGCGTCGTTCGCATCGACGTCGAAGTCGAGCCCGTCGGTGGCGCGCCGGCCCGGCGCGTTGAAATCGAAGAACCCGCCCAGCGTCGAGGCGAGGCCTTTCTGCGGCACGCTCTTGAGGCCGACCAGGATCAGGCGTTCCTGCCAGAAGACGCCGGAGCGGCACCAGCCGCGCGCATCCGACATCACCGCCTCGCCGCCTTCCTTGCCCTCGGTCAGCGTGGCGGTGGAGACGATGCCATTCGCCGAGGTGACGAATTGCGCGATCATCTCGGGCCAGTCGATGGCGCCGGCGGCGCCGCGGAAGGTGACGGAGTAGGTCGAGCCCGCGGTGTTGGCGACGTCGACCGTGCCGCCCGCGATCGTGTCCAGCGCCTCGATCGCCGCCTTGATGCGCGCCACGTTGGTGGCGGCCACGCTGGAATAGGCGATCGAGGACGTGCTCTCGCCGTCGAGCGTCAGCGTGTAGGTGTCGCCATTGGCGAAGCCGTCGAAGACGATCTGCTGCACCTCGTCGACGCCGTTGACATAGGTTTCGCCGGGAAACTGGTAGAGCGGGATATTGGTGAAGGCCTGTTTGCGGCTGTCCCATTCCGTCGCCGATCCCTGGCGGAAAAGCCGATAGGGCTGCACGGCCTCATGGAACAGCAGCAGCGTGTCGATGTCCTGCGCCCAGTCGACCAGGCCGAGCACGCCGGAGGTGAAAGGCGTCGCGATCGAGGCCCGGCGCTCCCCGCGTGAATAGACCTCCGCCGTCCGGTCGGAGAGCACATGGGTATAGGCGTCGGCGTCGCCGACGAAGTGGGGCGCGATGCGCGCGGTCGAGAGTTCGTCCGTCTCGGCGCGAAATGCGATCGAGGCGATGGCGATCGAGCGGCCGTCGCAGTCGGCCGGCGCGGCCAGCACCACCTGCCAGTAGCGCGCCGAAACGGCCGCGCCGGGCGGGGCTGCGAACCTGCGCGATCGCAGCGAGCCTCCCAGCGCGGCCGCGCCGCCCAGGCGGACCCATGTCGCGTTGTCGGCGGAATGCTCGACCGCCAGCGCGCCGGCGACGACATCGCCGGAAAGCAGCGCGTCAACGACGTCGACCACCGATACCGCCGTCGCGGCGAGGAAGTCGACATGCACCAGCACCGGACTGGCGGCGCCGTCGATCGCGGCGATGGCGGTGGAAAGGATGGCTGTCGTCATCTTGTCCGCCTGTTCAGTTGTAGAGGCCGAACGGGTCGATGATCGGCGGCGTCCAGCCCGGCGGCAGCTCCGGCGTCCAGCCCGGCGGCAGGGTGGGATAGGGATCGGGGTCGGACGGCGGCGGCGTCTCGCCCGGATCGCCCGGCGATCCGCCGCCGGTCACCTGGGCGCCGGCCGTCACCGTCGCGCCGGCGAGGTCGATATCGGCCAGCACGTTCCGCAAGCGCCCATAGAAGGCGAGGCCGGGCCGAAGCGCCGCGCCGCCCTGCGGCCGTGGGTCCATGTTGAGGATGTCGCGCGCGCCGGCATAGAACGCCTCGACGTCCTCGCGCTCGGCCAGCGTCGGGTCGAGAATACCGGCCGCCAGCGACATCTGAAGTTTGCGGGTCTTCGCCATGGCCGCACTTTCGGGCGCCCCGGCGATGGCGCTGCTTAGCGGTAACGCGCCGACGTCAGCGGATCCGGCCCGAGGGTGAGATGGCCGCCCTTGTCCTGCTGGCCGTCCAGGCTTTTCGCCGACTTCAGCATGCCGCCATCGGGGTAATAGCTGCCGGCGCCCCACACCTCGTCGCGGAGCATCTGGGCGAGCGCCCGATCGCCGGTGACCGGCACGCAGAATTCATAGGCCAGCGCGCCGATGACGACGGAGCGAAAATAGTCCGGCCAGCGATCCGGCAGGCTTCCCACCAGCACGTCGGCCCACAGGCCGTCCTGGTTGGAGAACGCCTTGCCGTCGATCATGCGATAGCCGTGGAATGGCCATTCCGTGGTCTGGTCCTGATAAATCCCGGCGATCTTGCCGCCGATCGGCGAGGTGTAGGCGAAGAGGTAGCCGGTCTGCGGGTCGGCCGACGCCTGCGCCAGCTGCACGCGCTGGCGGCCCCAGCTCCACGGATGCGAGGCCAGCGCCCCGACGATGGTGTCGTAGCGCCGGCGCACGTCGGGCACGCCCGGCAGCGGCGTATCGAGATCGGCGATCAGCGCGCCTTCCACGGCGCCGCCGAGGCGGTGCATCGCCTCGTTGAGCACGTCGAGCTTGGCCTGGTCGCCGGGGGAGATGGTCATGCCATACCTCGAAAGGATGAGGCCTCGAAAGGATTGGGCGGCGCGCCGGAAATCGGGCGCGCCGCCCGAGGGAGCCCCAGGGAGGCGGGGTTTAGGTGACGGCGTCCACTTCCGGGGTCAGCGCCACATCGCCGGCGACGCGCTTCACATAGTAGGCCTTGGTGGCCGGCGTGCCGTCGCGGTCGGCGCAGACGATCAGATGATCGCCGCCGCCCTCGGTGAAAAAGGCGGCGGCGGCGTCGAGATAACCGTCCGTTTCGACCTGCGCGATCGTGTCATTGGTGAGGAGATGGTACATGCCCACCGTGACGGCGCCGTAGGTCGTATCCGCGATCGAACCGCCCTCGGCGTAGCGGCGAAGATTTTCCTTGAGAAAGCCCATGTGTCTCGTCCTTGAAGGTTGCGGGGAAGGCGGGGAGCGCTCGAAATCAGAAGTGGCCGCTCCCCGGTTTCATCAGGCGGCGAGCGCCCAGGTTTCGGGGTCGATGTCGTCGGGCAACACGGTCTCGTCGACGCCGAACGGCACGATGCCGGTCGGCATGAGGATCTTGTTGCCCTGGCTGAAATTGTGGTTCCCGAGCCAGACGTTTTCGCCGTTCTCCCAGGACCACATGACGAAGATGTCTTTCAGCTGCACTTCGCCGATGGCGCGCGGCACCCAGGCATAGCCCCGGCGGATATTGCCGGTCTTGACCAGGTCCGGGTAGACGATCCAGTGCTTGCCGTCCCACGTCCTGGCCTGCACCGCCGTGCCGTCCTCGTTCATCCACGGCAGCGACGGGCCGGTGTACTGCGCGTTGGCGAACTCCTTGAAGCGCATCAGGTGCGACCACATCATCGACGAGATGACGCAGACGATCGGCCCGCCGGTGACGTGCTGGTCGACGAAGCGGCGGTTGATCGCCTGGCTCATGCCGGGGCCCATGAAGTCGCCGGCGCTGCCGCCGACCACCGCCTGGTCGGTGAGGGCCATGGCGGTGAGGAAGATTTCATCCGCCTTGCGGCCCAGCGCCATGCCGGCAGCTTCCTTCGCAGCATCGCGATCGTCCTCCGCCATCTGGTCGAGATCGAACTGGTCGATCTCCAGCATGGCGAAGTTCTGTTCGACGCCGATCTTGATTTTCGAGTGCTTGCCCTTCTGGCGGGGAATGTTGCCGCCGATTTTCGGGCCGGCCTGGACGGTGCCGAAGAAGTGGAATTCGGCCTCGGTGGCGCCCGAGATCACCTTGCGGCGGCAGAAGCGGCTGAAGTTGTGGCCCTTCTGCTGGAAGGCATGCTCGACGCCGGTGACGTACTCGGTCTGGAACCACTCCGAGACGGTGGGGTTGATCGTAGGCATGTGGGTGCAGTCCTCAATGGCTGTGTTGCTTCAGCGTCTGAGGGCCGATTGCCAGGCTAGGGCGGGCCGCACCGTCGCCGGGTTGGTAGCCGCTCGATCGCCCAGGTCCATCCCGGTGACGTGCGGCTACTTTCACCCGCTTCGCGAAGGCGCTGCTTAGCTGCGGGCGGGATGCAGCTGGCGGTTGAGGGTGTCGGTTTCCTTGCGGAATGCCGGATCATATGAAGGCGAGGTGCTGTCGTAGCGCTTGTCCTTCATGCGCGCCTGCACCTGTTCCTTGGTGATGGCGCCGCCGGATGGCGCGCCGCCGGAGCCGGGGCCGGTTTCCTGCCGGTTTTTCGCCAGCGCCTCCAGGATCATGATGCCGTCGGCCGTGTTGGCCAGCACCTTCAGCGTCGGCAGCATGCGCTTGGTGTCGTCGCCATAGAGCTTGTTGGCTTCGATCAGCTTCACGAAATCGTCGGCCGCCTTGTAGCGCTCGCCGGCTTTCGTTTCCCCGCCCAGCGCCTTGATCTCGGCGTCGACGCTGATCGGCTCGGCCAGCGCGCCGGACTTCGCCAGCGCCGTCAGGATCGTCTTGATGCCTTTGGTCGCAGCCGTCGGGCCGACGCCCATGGCGAGCAGGCCTTCGCGCAGGGCGCCGAACGCCGGATCGTTGGCGAGATCGGGGAAGTATTTGGCGGTATCGGCGTCCAGATCGGCGGGCGCGGCGTAGCCGTCGGCCTTCTCCGGCGCCTTCTCGCGTTTTGCGTCGATGTCGCGATAGCCCTTCAGCGCCGTGAACATCTTGCCCATCGCCTTGTGCGGATCCGCGTCGCGCATCTCCTTCGGCAGCACGCGCTGGTCGAATTCGCCCTCTTTCGGCGCCGGCCAGTCGTCCTGCACGTCCTGGTTCCCGAACTTGCCGGCGAGACCGGGAGCTGGCGGTGGTGAAGGGGGCGCCGCCGGCGGCGAACCCGGAGGCGGCGGCGCGGGCGGCGGGGGAGGCGGCGGACCGCCGACCGGAGACGGATCGCCGTCGTCGGCGAAGCAGTAGAGCAGCGGCGCGCGCGGCGCGCGTTCGGCGAGGTTGCGCAGCATCAGACGGGGTTCCTTTTCTTGCGTCTGCGGGTTTGAGCGTGGGCCATGGCGTCGAGGATCATGTCGACGACGGAATTCTCTCCGCCGCGCCAGGCGGCGAACATGGCGAGCTGGTCCTGGCGGTAGCCCATCATCATCTCGACCGACAGCACGTCGCGGCGCTTGGTGTTGTCGATCAGCCATTCGAGCACGTCCTGCCCGGCGGCCGTCTTGAAAAGGGCGTTGATCCTGGTCGCCATCTTGCGGTCGCTGGCCGCGCGGCGCGCGAGGTGCGTCTGCAGCTGCTGCGATTTGGGATCGTCGTCATAGCCGAGCCCCTTCACCAGCGAGCGCACATAGGCCAGCGGATCGGACAGGCCGTCGTCGAAAATCTCGTCGGTCATGCGGCTTTCCGTTGTGGCGGCGCAAACGCGAGCGAGGCGTGCTCGCGCGCGGCCTTCTGCGCCTCTTGCTCGTAGGCTTGTTGCGCGGCCTGCTGGAGCTGCGTGCGCACCTTTTTCCGCTCGCCGGCGTCGCGCAGCAGCGTGACCGGCGCGCCGAGTTTTTCCTGCAGGAACGGACCGACCTGGTCGGGGTCGATCTGGACCTGCGCTTCCTGCGGCCCCAGCGTCTGGGCCATGATCTCGATCCACTGGACGACCTTCTGCACGTCCTCCAGCATCTGGGCGTTGGCCAGCGGCGAGATCACCTGCGTTTTCACCAGCAGCCCGTCGGCCTGGACGCGCTCGGGCAGCAGGCCGAACTGGTCGGCGATATCGAGCACGCGCTGCACCAGCGGCACGATCAGCTCGGCGAAGAGACGGCCGAACGCGCCGGCGATGTGCTGCACCAGGCGCTTCAGGCGTTCGACGATCTCCGTCGGCGAACGCACGCTGTCGGTCGGCGACGGCAGGTCGTCGTCCATCAGCATTTCCTTGATCTGCACCCGCAGCTCCTGGCTGACGATGCGCGACAGGTCGAAATTCGACGGGATGTCCATCCGCATCATCGACGGGCCGCGCGGGCCGCCATTGGAATTGACCTTCAGCATGCCGCCGGGCGAGAGCGACGCGGTGCGCGGGTTGTAGACGCCGTCGTCGGTGGTCATCCACGCGCCGAGGATGGCGAAGGCGGCGGCCTTCAGCTCGAACTCGACCGACTTGTTCAGCGTCTTGATGGTCGGCATCGCCAGCAGCGGCGGACCGGCGCCGCGGCGCTGGCCGGGCGTCTTGAACATGCGCGGCGTGATGAAGGGCGAGGTGCGCAACGGCTCTTCCCAGATCGCCGTCTTGCGTTCCTTGTCGATGACCTTGAACGCATAGGACCAGGCGCCGAGTTTTTCGCACGACAGCAGCAGCTCGACTTCCTTGCCGGGGTCGGCGGCAAGCTGCTTGGCCAGCTCCTTCGTCAGCCTCGCCTTCGGCCAGTCGCGGAGGATTTCCTCCACCGCGATCTTCTTGCAGTAGATCCACGTTTTCGTCCGGCCATAACTGTCGTCGATCGTCTGCACATGTTCGGGCGGCACCGCCGCGTACTTCACCGGCTCGGCTTCATCGCCGCGCAACACCAGCAGGGCGCCCTCGCCGGCAAAGAGATCGACGAACAGTTCGCCGATCGCGAGGCCGAAGCCTTCGAGGCCCAGCAGGCCGCGCAGAATGCCGGTGACATCGTCGAGGATGCGCTTGGTTCTTTCGCGGTCCGCCCGCTTCACCAGCGGACCGGGCACCAGCGTGATCCAGTTTTCCTCGTCCGGCACGAGGCCGCGCTGCAGGCGGCCGGCGCCGCGCTGGCAGGCGACGACGGCGGTGGCGTCGAACACCTCGTTGGGCCGGCGCGGGCCCTTCTCGGCCGACCCCCACAGCTTGGGGTCGCGATAGGGCGCGCAGAACCGATAGTAATCGCGCCGCTGGTCGAGCCAGTTCTGCTGGTCCTCGATCACCAGCTCGCCATGCTTCCTGCAGAGCGTTTCGGCGGTGAGCATCAGGCCCCCAGATACTGGACGAGACCCCGCCCGCGCCGGCGCAGGCGCGAGGGCGAGGCGATGTCGGCCTGTTCCTGCGCCAGCTGGCGACGCTGGTTGTCGGCGTCCATCATCTGCCTGCGCTGCAGAAGTTGCGTCGCAGCAGCCTGGCGTTCCGGCTCCTTTTCCCTGTCGAAGCTCTTCTGCTGATACTTGAACATCGGGTTGGTGTGGCGGATGAACGAACCGAGCGACCCGCCGCCGCCGTTCTTGGCGATGTGCCAACTGGGGCTCAGGCCGCGAGCAAGGTTGTGCAGGGTGTCCATCAGATCAACTCCATCCGCAGGATGCGAGCGGGCAGGTTAGGCGTGTCGGGCGAGGCGCTGCTTAGCGCCCGGAAGCCGAGAAATTCGGCGAAACGCACGTCCCGCGCATTGTCGGCGTCGACCTCGCAGCGGACCGGATCGCCCGGGCCGGCCGCCGCGATCACCAGGCGCACGCCGGCGACCAGGTCGCGCGCCGGCGGACGGGTCCCCACCACCATCCAGCACACCCGTTCGCCCGCCTCCCGGTCGAGATAGAGCCCGCCGGCGGCGAACACCTCGCCCGCCAAAGGCCCATCGCCCCGGACGAGGGCGCGGGCGTCGGTGCCGGCAAGCTGCAGCCCGAACACCGCCACCGCGCGGCGGCTCAGCACCGGGCGCAGCCGCCAGATGTCGAGCATCGTCGCGGGGCGGATGCCGAAACTCACAGGTCGAAGTTGAAGTTGAGGGGCGAGGTCCGCACGCCACGGGCGGGATCGTCGAGCCCGCGGAAGGCGCGCGAGCCGTTCACGATCAGCGACTTCCCGAAAAAGCCGCCAACCAGATACTGGTTGGCGTCGTGAACATGCGACGGATCGTTCTTCTCCGGCGTCGGCTTTTCGACCTCGACGCCTTTCTTCTCCTCCCGCTTGTAGCGATAGCCGGAGTTGAAACCGGACCGCACCAGGCGGCACCGCGGCGAGATCTGATACATCGGCACGCCGGGCGCGATCATCTTCGACAGGCAGTATTCCACCACCGGGATGCGGAAGGCGTGCAGCTCGTTGGATTCAGGCATGCCGATCGGGACGCCCAGCGCCTTTTCGCCGATCTCGATCCACGTCAGCTCGCCACCCTCGGTATCGGCGCCGGAGAACGCCGCCGGGTCGCCCCAGACGCGGATTTTTCGACACGCGCGCAGGTGCGGCGCATCGAGCAGGTGCGCCACCAGCGCATCGAAGAAGCGCGTCGGGCCGCACCGGCCGAGGTAAAGCTCATCGACCAGCCGGACCTTGGGTCCGGCGCTCACCTGACCAAAGACGGCGGCCGGATGGCCGCCGACCGCAGTGCCGGCATCGAGGCCGATCAGCAATTCGAGATTGGGATCGGCGTCGAAATCGGCGAGGGCGCAATGCACCCGGTCGTCGTATCCGGGATAGACCGGCTGGCCGGTGCGGCTGGGGCCCCAGCGGTTGTGCACGTTGATGTTGACCCACCACGGGCGGTGCGCATTGAGGCGCGCCATGTCCTCGTAATACTTCCGCCCGCCCGGCAGGTTGTCGATGTTCTCGGCGTCGGGATCGAGCCCGCCCGGCATGTCGAAGACGCCAGTGTCGACCGCGCGGTTCTCGACGCAGAGCTTGTAATACCAGTGATCGGTGTCGGTCTTGTTGGCGTCACCAGCGATGTGCTTGTCGACCAGCACGCCGCGCGGCAGCATGCGCTGCGGCGGCCAGCGGCCAATCCGGCCGGCGCCATAGGTCAGCACGTTCTCCGGCTGCGTCGGCGCGGCGTTCATGAAGATCGACGTGGGCTCGAAACCGTCGAACCAGTCTTTCACCGAGCCTTCGGGGATCGCCGCGAATTGCGCCTCGAAATCGATCGGGCCGTAATCGTCCATCAGCTGCAGCCGGTGCTCGGCGGGCCTGTCCTGGCCGCCCGACCACTGGCCGATCGTCGGCGGAAACCACTGCTGCCAGGACGGAATGCAGGTCTTGTAGAGCTGGCGATAGCTGTCGCGCGTCACCAGCAGGCGATAGCGGCGCACGCCGTCGAGGCAGCGCGGGCTGCGCACCGCGCAGGCGGCTTCGGCGACAAGGCCGGTGGTGGTTTTCCCCGACCCGAATGGCCCGATCAGCATGCGCAGGAGATCGTTGGAGCGCAGGTAGGCAAGGCTCACGGGGCCAGGCGGCACCCAGGCGCGGAAATCGACGCCGGCCGCATCCACCAGCTCGCCGATCGGACGGTAGGCGTCAGCATTATCGACCATTGCCAAAAACCTTTGCTGGCTCCCGCACCCCGACCCCGAAGGCCGGTGAATGTTGCGCGCGTCCGCACACCACCTCATGGCCGGTGACCCTGTTCGCAGGCAGGACCTCAACCCGGTGAAGCGCCCCGGTGGAAGAGGCGAGGCGATCGCGCGATTTCCGGGGGCCGGTCGGCCGGAGACCGACCGCGAGGGGCGCCCCCTTTCGGACGGATCGGCGCGCCGCGAGAGGGGGTGTTAAAGCGGCCCTGTCACAGAAAGCTGGCAAAAGCCCAGCAGCCATCGGCATCATTGCCCCTCCGTCCGACCGGCGCCGTCCGACCGGCCCTGAGTTTCATCGACTATCGATGCGCCGCGCACGTCCGCCGGGCGCATGTCGATGACGCCGCCGCCACCAGGCACGGCCTGGCCGCTGGGCGAGATCATGGCGAACACCACGGCCTTGCTCTCGACGTCGATCAGCTGCGGCAGGCGCTGGTGCGCATATGGCATCAGCTCGCGCGCTACGCCCATCAGCAGGCCCATGGCCTGCGCCGTCGTGGTCTGCATGCTGTTGGCCAGCTGGATGGCGCGCGCCTCCAGGAAATCGCCCGGATCGCCGCCAGCGCTGAGGTGTTTCGGCAGGCCGCGCATCAGCGTCGCGGCCAGGAGATCGCCAGGCAGCATGCCGTAGGTCGCCGCCAGCTTGTTGACGAAGTCCTGCGACCGCCGCCCTGGCCCACGCTGCCCCTGGCCGCGCTGAGGCAGCCCATCCAGCAGATCGCGCATCGGATCGCCGCCGCCCGATGCCGCCGCGGCCTCGCCCGCCGGCGCCGCCGAACGCCCCTCAGACGGGCTTTTTTTGCGCTCGGCGATCATGCGTGACGCCCCGCGCCCGCACCGTCACGCCACCGTCTCAACCCAACGCCCTGATATACCTCTACAAAACCCAATTTTGAGACAGTGAGACAGGTGTGACAGTAGGTTTCGCGCCCGCGCGCGCGCGTACACACACACATCATGAGGGAGCGGCCGTCACAGCCGTCACAGTGTCTCAATTTCGCGTTTTCCTTCGATCCAACAAGGCCTTGGCCTGAGACACTTGCCGAGACACCCGCCTGTCCCGCTGTCACACCCGAAACCAAGGCCCGCCAAATACCTGCGAACCATAGGGTCGGGGTCAGGGCGCGCTGCTTAGCCGGGCCGCGTCGGGTCATGCGGAGACGCGCTCCCCAGGGTCGGGGCGAGGGCCAGTTCCGGGGTCAGGGTCAGGCTTCCAGCTCACCACCTGGTCGAGCCGCACCAGCACGCCGCGCCCCTGCACGCCGTCGACCCGGAACCGCTCGCCGCGTTTCACCATTGACGGCGGGCCGCGCCCGAGGGCCAGCGCCCAGCCGCCTGTCGTGGAAGCCTCGCCGCGCCAGTCGGTGGCGTCGAAGATCGGCGCGAGGCCGGGATGCTGGTTGGAGACGCCCAGGCACAGCTTCAGCGTGAATGGCCCGCTGGTCGGATAGGTCAGCACACAGCCCACCAGGGCCAGCATCCTGTTGGCTTCCTTCAGCGTCGGCATGTCCTTGTCGCCGGTCTCCTTGCCCTGCAGCACCTCGGCGCACAGCCCGCCGATCGACGACGGGCCGGGGATCTTCCATTCGCGCGGGCGGCTCGACAGGAGGTGGTTGAGACACGATTGCCACGAGGGCGTGCGCTCCGCGTATTCCGGCATGGCGGATGGCTCCAGCGCGGCCCAGATGGCGTTGCGGTCGGGGTCGGCGCCGCTTTCCAGCAGGCAGTCTTCGGCCAGCACCAGGTCGGCGCAGGCGAGCAGCACGCCAAACGTGTCGCGCGCCCGCTGGTCATGGCCGATGGCGGCGAGATCGCGCTGGTAGGCCTCCAGCGTCGCCTTGAAGCGCGGCCACTGGTCGACGACGCGGCGCAGCAGCTCCGCGCCCCAGCCCTGCGCCTGGTGCGCCGACCAGGTCGGCTTCACCGCGTCCTTCGGCAGCAGGTCCAGCTCCAGCCTGGCCATGCGGCTCATGTCCTGCGCCCGGATGGGCGCGGGGTTGATCGACGACGCGCTGAAGACGTTCCGGGATCGAAACGCGTGAGCCGTATGGCTCGACGATCCGCGCACCTTCAGCGAGCCCGAGGCGGCGCCGCGCATCAGCTTCACGATCGCATCCAGCCGGCGGTTGTCGGTCGAGTTCTCCTGCTCATCCAGCGACACGCCGATGCTGTCGAAACCGATGATGGTCGAGATGCCCGCTTCCGACGCATCCTCGGCGTTGAAGCTCCAGTTGCCGCAGGTGTCGCGGCGCAGGTCGGTCAGCGTCGTCTTGCCCGAGCCCGCCTCGCCGGTCACCCAGCTCGACGGCCGCCAGGGCAGGGCGCCGCCCAGGAAGCTCGACACCAGCGAGCCCAGGTAGAGGCGCGGATCGAGGCCGGGGCGCCGCCAGTTCCACGTCTTGAACAGGCGCAGCAGCGTCGGCCCCGCCGACGCGGGATCATGCGCCGGCCGCAAGCCCTTCGATCGCGCCAGCGGCCGCATCATCGGCGCGCCGGCGGGATAGACGAAGCCGTCATGGATGTCGGGCTTGCGCAGGCCGCTGGTGGTCACCAGCACGTCGCCGCAATGCAGGATCAGGTTGCCGTCGGGGTCGGGCCAGGCGCCGCGCCCGCGCACCTTCTCGAAATCGGCCCACAGGCCGGCCTCGGCGCACGCCGTCTGGATGCTGCGCTGGCAGTTCTCGGGCTTGAACTTGTCGCGCTTCCACAGCCCGTCGGCGTTGAAATATGGCCACCAGATCGACAGGTAGTCGACGTCGCCGGCGAAATAGCTGGAGAGGTGCGCCTGCCCCAGCTCGCGCGGCCCCGCCTCGATCAGCTGGCCGAGGCTGTCGAGGATGATGCAGGTGGTCTTCTGCAATCCGACGGCGCGCACCGGACAGCCCTCGGGCAGGCCGATGCCGCTCCATTGCGCCGGCGCGTCGGGATCACGTCCCTTGCCGCCGCCACCGCCCGGGCGCACAGGTTCAGCGTTGGCGATGGCGTCGCCAACGGCTCTCGTATTGGCCATCACTCACTCTTTCAGGTCAGGCAGGTCAGGTCGCCGCCAGCTCGCGTGCGCGACGCCGCCTGTAGTCGTCGGTGGTCTCGAACTCGCCGCAGAAATCGCCGGGCTGTTTGCCGACGCGCTGGGGATGGCGCCGGCACAGGCCGTGGCCCCTGGCGCCCAGCTCGCCGCCGGCGGGCGTGAACCACGCGCAGCCCGCGACGCACAGCGGGGGCAGCGGGCCCGTTTCTGCAAGGACCGCCTGGCCGTCGTCCTTCTTCGCTTTCGCCATCAGGCTTTCCCCTTCGCGGCGTCGCGCTCGGCGCGCATGCGATCGGCGCGGCGCTGCAGCGTGGCCTTGGCCATCGCCGCCTTGCGCCGGTCCCGCTTCGCCTTCTTCTTCTCACGCTTGCCCGCCTCGATCCGGCGCCGCTTGCCGGCCTTCGCCTCGGCATCGAGCCGCGCCGCGACGGCGTCATAGGCGGCCTGCTGTTCGTCGGCGATCTCGCCCAGCGCGCGCGCCATGCCGGCGAAGATGCGCAGGAACTGCACCAGGTGTTCGTTGCGCTGGTCCCAGGGCGGGATCGTCTTGTCGACCGTGCGCATCTGCCGGTAGAGCGCCTCCACCGGCGCCGACCATTTCGTCTTGCGGCCGAGGTCGAAGGCCGACGCCAGCGCGGGATCGATCGCCGGCGGAGCGTCGAGGCTTTCGGCCGCGTCGGCCAGCTCGTTGGTCACGTCGTCGGCGCAGCGGTAGGCCAGATGCTTGACCAGGTCGATCGTCAGCACGGGCTCCACCGCGGCCAGCTCGGGATCGTCTTCATCGATCGCGTCGTCGCCCCATCCGCCGTTGACTTCGCCGGGATCAGGGCGCGGAACACCGACCGCATCGTGGATGTCTTCTAGGTCGGCGTCGCCGGCAGGATCGTCACCATCCGCTTCGTCCTCCGCGCCTTCGCCTGGCGGCACAGCCGACGCATCTGCGCCGTCGTCACCAGGTCCGCCTCCAAGGTCGCCGGCGTCGGCGCCGGGGGCGTCGTCTTCCGTTTCGAGCGCCGCTTCCGCCGGATCACGATCGGGGCCGGGATCGCCGTCGGCGTCTTCGCCCGCCACCGGCGATGGCGCCTGCGCATCGCCCGCGGCCTGCGTCGGTTGCTCGCCTCCGGTTCGCTGTCCATGTCTGATCTTCCTGCCCATCACTGCCTCCTCTTTGCCCCATGGGGCTTCTCTGCCCCCGTGGGGGTCCTCAAAAGATCGTTGGCGTCCTTGCCGACGGGCGAGCGCGCGATGCTCACCTCGCCCATCTGCGCCAGGCGCTTCACGGCGGCGTCCAGCGCCGCCTGCGCCGCCGGGCTGGCCCAGTCATTGTCGGCGAAGATCACGTACCGCTCGACGCAGGGATGCCAGGGCAGGGCGCCGAGGCCGGCGAGCGAGCCCACGGCCCACACGCGATGCTCCGGCGCCGATGCGGCGCACGACAGCGCATCCTCGATGCCTTCGGTCACCACCACCACGCCCTTGAAGCCCTTGCGCTGCGCCTCGCTGGCGGAAAGCCCGCTCTCCCCGCGCCACACCTTCACCGCGCAGCCGAGCTGCTGGCCGGCCATCTTCTTCGCCTTCGGCACGTTCGCCTTGGCGAGGCCGTCACGCGCCAGATACGTGCGATGCATGCCGCTGTTGGTCCCGCCCAGCACCGGCGATAGCGATGCGACCAGGGCGGGATGCTGCGACCATCCGCACGCCGGCCGCCGCACCTGCCACTCGGGCGCGAGCTGGTCATGCTCCGGCCAGGTGTAGCGGAGGGCGGGGTGCGCGCGCAGCGACTGCAGGCCGCCGGCGTTGGTGGCGCTCCTGCGCTGCAGCGCCTGCACCAGTCTTTTCAGGGGAATGCCGCGCGCATCCTCCAGGTAAATCCACGCCGGCGTTCCCGGCTTCAGCTCGCCCGCTCCCAGCCAGATGGCCCGCGCATAACGCACCAGGCTGGCGCGGCGTTTCGCATCTTCCACCTCGCGCGCGGCGTCGATCTTCTTGGCGTCCTCGCGCAGGCGCACGATCTCCGGCGCCGTGGCGCCGGAAAGGCCCAGCCAGTCCTTCGCCCACTTCAGCGCGCCGGCGAGATCGTCCGCCTGGCCGGAATAGACGATCAGCTGGAAGATATCGCCCTTCTCGGCGTCGCCGGCGTCCATCTCCTTCCAGGCGCCGGCGCCGTCGCCCTGCGTCCACACGATGAAGCTGCCGGCGCGATCATTGCCGCGACGCGGATTGGGCGCGATCCAGTAGGCGCCGTCGCGCCGCCCGCCCGGGCAAAGCTGCTGCGCCAGCTCCAGCGCGCGCGCCTGCAGCAGCGGGCGAATGTCCCGCATGCCGAGGCGTTCATGCCGAGCTGGCGCAGCTGTCATGATCATCCCGCCACGCTTTCGTCGCCGAGCGCGCGCGCGTTGCCGGCAAGGCCAGTCCGCGCGCCGGCGGCGCCCGCGATCGCCGCGTCCATCACGACGCGCCAGTCGCTGGCGAGCACGTCGCTTTGCGAGGCTGTCCACGGCACCCGTTCGCCAGAACTTGTGCTCAGCTGCAGGAACGGCTGGGCTTTGGCCGCGTAGGGGTCGGCGTCCGGCGCTGGCGCTTTGATGCGCACGCTCTGTCCGGCGCCGTTCCAGCCGTCCCGCGTCACGCTCTTTCCGATGCGCATGTGCGCAAGCGCCTGGCCAAACGTTAAGTGGGCCGTGGGCGCGGGCGCGCCGGGTGCGAACTGGGCGAAGTTGTTGGCTTCTCCGCCATCGCCATAGTGCTCATCGAGCTTCACCAGCGCCTGCATCAGTAGCTTGCGCAGATCGCGCTTGCCCCAGAACGTCACCGCCGCGCTGTCGTCGTCGCCGGGGTGATGCATGAAGGGGCCCTGCACCTGTGTCGGCAGGCCGTTGCCGCTTTCGGGCGGCACGGTCACCGGCAGGTGCAGCCAGAAGCGCAGGCCGGTGAAATCGCCATCCGGCGTGGTCTTGCTGATGATCGATACCCGGTCAGTCATTTCCTCGGCGTAGATGTTCACGCGCATGCGCCCGGTCCTTCCTCTGTTGCTGGTGCGCGCTCGGGTTTCGGCATCGCTGCGCGCGCGGCGGCGACGCCGGTGGGGGTGAGCCAGTAGCTGGTCCAGGCCTGGACGCGGCTGCCGAATGTCTTGCGATGGCGCCGGCTGTCGGCGAGGCCGCGTGTCTTCAGCGTGCCGATGGTGCGCGCCGACAGCCAGGTGCAGTTATGCACCGAGACGCGCGTCTCCTCGCTGACCGCGCCCGCCCAGAGTAGGTTGCGCAGCTGGATCGTCTGGTTCGGGGTCAGCTGTCGGGTCACGCCCAGCCCCCCCCTCGCGCCGCTACCAGCACTTCGAGATCGACGGTGCGCTTGTCGGCGGTCTCACGCATGACGGCGCCCCAGGCGATGCGGGATCGGTATGCCTTTGTTGCGCAGATTGGTGATGATCGACGCCGCGGCCTTTCCGGGCACGCGAGAGGCAAACGATTTTCCGCTGGCCGTGGCGCCCCGTGTCGCATCGATGCCCGCGAAGGTGCAGCCGGCGGTATAGAGGCTCAGCACATCGCGCTCGGTCTCGGTGAGGTTGCAGCCGCTGCCCAGCACGCGCTTGACGTCAGCGATCGAGCGGCCGGACGCCGCCGCAATCTCTTCAAGGCTGTCACCGCAATGATAACATTCCCTCGCCCAGGCAGCCTCGTCGGCCGGCCATGCGCGAAGGACGGACCCGTCCGTCAACACGCGGCCTCCTTCAGCGGAAACAGCAGCGCCGCGTCGGCCTCCTCGATCAGCGCGCGCCCGGCGCGGGTCACGCGGTAGGACAGATCCTCCCAGTCGAACTGAACCAGGCGCCAGGTCCACAGATCGGCGGCGGTCTCGCTGCGCAGGCGGACGCGATCATGCCGGCGGCTCATGCGCTTCCAGCGCGCCAGCTTCGACGCCCCGCACAAGGCGAGGCGCCGAAGGGCGCGCAGGTGCGCGGCCGAGAAGAACGCGGGCGCCGTCACGCCGCCGCGTCCGAAGCCCTGACCGCGAGCGCATCGTCGAGCGCACGCATCGCGCGCTCGACGATTTTTTTGCGCAAGGAAGGGTCGAGGGCGCGGGCGAGGTCGAGGGCGCGGGCGAGGTCGAGGGCGAGGGCGAGGGCGAGGGCGAGGGCGAGGGCGACGTCGAGGGCGACGTCGAGGGCGAGGTCGCGGGCGAGGGCGCGGGCGAGGGCGCGGCCGAGGGCGACGTCGCGGGCGAGGGCGCGGGCGAGGGCGCGGGCGAGGTCGAGGGCGCGGGCGAGGTCGAGGGCGAGGGCGAGGTCGAGGTCGAGGGCGAGGGCGCGGGCGAGGTCGCGGCCGCTTTCCAGCTTGCCTGTAATCTCTTCCAGCTCGGCGCGCAGCTCGCGCCGCTCCGCGTCGCCCAGCTGCGCGCCGGCCTCGACGATCCGCCGGCCGATCGCCACAAGGCGTCCGACCAGCGGCGCCGCCTCCGGCGCCGTATCCGACAACAGGGCGGCGAGCGCGGGCAGCGCCATTTCCGTCATGTCGAAGGCGGCGAGCGTCAGGATGCGCTGGCGCGCCGGCTCCAGCGCATCGTCGGCGACGCCGCCGCACACGCCGTCCAGCTTCTCGATCAGCGCGGCGCGGAAATCTTCGCCGCTGTCATTGACCGACCGGCAGAACGCGCCGATCGCCGGCGACAGCACGGCGGGACAATCGCCGTGCTCCAGCCCCAGGATGTAGGAGACGGCCTCCATCGCGCAGAGGCCATCCTCCGGCGTGTCGTGCGATCCATGCATCAGCCCGCGCGCGCGGACCTCGGCGAGGCGGTCAGGGTCGATGGCTGGCAGGACGAGAGGCGTGGTCATGGTCGTCTCCTTTCGCGTTGAAGATCAGCGCACCCAGCGGCGCGGTTTGAGGTGGTCGGGCTTCTCCAGCCAGGCGCGGAAGTCGGCGATGCGCTGTTCGACATCGGCCAGCTCGCGCAACAGCCAGGCGAGGTTGGTCTCCTGCTGGTCGTGCCGCAGCAGCGGGTTGACGCCGAACGGCCCATAGCGGGTGAGCTTGCCGGCGGCGGCTGTCGCCTCGCCGAGTTCTTCGACGACGCAGCCGAAGGCCTCATCGATCGTGCGTGGCGCGAACCGGATGTCAGTCATCGCGGTTCTCCGCGCCAAGCTCGATACGCTTCTCGTAGGCCTCGCCATCGTCATCCTTCGCCATCGTGGCGCAGCACTCGGCGCACCAGGCGAACGACATCATCTCGCCGTCGTACACTTCGACACGGGCGCGAATGCGCGAGCCGGTCACGGTGAGTTCGGCGCAGGTGTGGCAGGGTCGAGCCTTGCGGCAGGTCACCATCTTGTCGGACAGCAGCCGGTCGCCATCTCCCGCACCTGGATAGTCGCCCTGGAACGGATCGAATGTGAGAATTTGCCTCTCACTCATCGACATCCTCCTTCGGCGCGCGCACGCCGATCATGCGCTCGATGCGGGCGATGCGCCGGGCGCTGTCCAGGCTGCTCCAGATCAGCGCTGCGAGGCCGACGCAGAGGCCGGCGATCGATGTCGCGAACCAGGCGTTAAACATCGGCCAGCTCCATCACCCGGTCGAAAGAGAGCGGCTTCCACCACACGTCGCCATCAGCGACAGCAACCGGGGCGATCGGGGCGGCCGCCTCGGCAGGATCGGCCGCCCCACGGAAGCGTTCGCGCTCCGCCTGCTCGCGGAAGCGGCGCAGCCTCTGTTCGCGCGCCGCAGCAAGGTTGATCGGTTGGCCGTCCATCACGCCGCCTCCTTCGCCGCCTGCTGCACGTCGCGCGCGAGGCGTTGATCGCCGGCGAGCACGCGCAGGAAATTGATCAGCATGGCGACGCGCGCCTCGATCGCCGCGTCGCCGTCGCGCCGGTCCCACAGCCGGTGCTGCGCCGCGCTGGCGCTGCGCCGGTCGATCCCGGCGGCCAGCGCCACCTGGAAGGGCCGCACGCCGAACGCCTCGGCCGCGATGTGGCAGGCGATGGCGCGGCCGGGCAGGCGCAAGCGCCCCGCCTTCGCCACCGCCTCCAGGTTCAGCTCGGCCTCGACCAGGCGCGCCGCCGCGTAATACGCCGCCCGCGCCCGCCGCCGCTCCCGCATCATCGACCCCACCGTGCAGCGCGGCCGCCCCCGCGCCGGGCGCATCGCCGGGCGCGTGATGTGTGTCGGCTCGCAAAAACCCGTCGCCGCCGCAGCGGCCGCCCCTCCAGCCAGCATCTGGTTCAGTCCTCCCTGCCCATGCCCCGTGAAAGACCCGTCGACGGCGGCCGCGCCGGCCAGGGCGCCTCGATCGTCCCGTCGAGATAGCTGAGCGTCATGGAGACGCTGGCGCTCACGGCGCCGCCGAGGCGTCCGGCGCGCAGCTCGGCCGACGCGCGGCGCCATTCCATGACCAGGTAGAGCACCGCGCGCACGATGAACGCCGAGCACGGCAGCCCGCCATAATCGCCCAGCTCGCGCACCCCGAGGATCGCCGCATCCAGCGCCGCGTCGGTCTCCGCGCGCCGCGCCGATGACGCCGTTTCGGCGACCAGATACGCCGTGCAGAGATCGCGAAGGCGGCGCGCGGCGGTCATGGCGTCGCTCCGTCGGTGACGGCGCGCAGGAAGGCGAGGGCGAGGGCGCCGAACCAGCCCGCGGCCATCGCCGCGGCGCCCATGACGATCCACGCCAGCACGCCCCAGACCGTCCAGCTCGCCGCCTTGCGCAGGCTCATTGCACATCCTCCGGGACGGAGGCGGGCAGGTAGGGGTCGGCGTAGTTCGCGATGGTGACTTCGCCGTTGGATGCGATCCGCAACGCTTCGGACGGATCGCGACCAGGCCGGTCATGGTTCTTGTGGCCGCGGGGAAGGCAGTACCGGCCGGCCTGCGAACCGCTCACGCCGAGCAGCTTGCCCAGCTCCGACAGCGTCAGTCTCTGGCGCTTACGCCAAACGTTGAGGATTGTTTCGTCTTCAGGGGTTCGCATTTTCCACGTTTCGCGTGTAAGACCACGTCTAACGTGTTTTCGAGTGTGATTTGCTCCAGTCGTCAACCCTCGTCGAAATTTGTAATCCCACGCACCAGTGCGTCGGCGAAATCCACGCGGCGCGTGATAAACGGCGCATGCGGAAAGCCTATGGCGCCATCGACCCCGAGGTTCAGAACAATATCCGGGCGCATCGCAACGCCCGGAAATGGACGTTGCCCGAGCTAGGCGAGAAGCTGGGCGTCACCGGCGAAACCGTGCGTCGCTGGGAAACCACCGGCGAATTATCTGTGAAGCAACTGCTGGCGGTCGCCGAGGTTTTCGGCGTCGAGCCCCACGAGCTGATCCCCGGCGGGCCTGATTACACCGAGGATGAGGAAGCCTTCATCGCCTGGCTGCGCGCCGCCTCGGCCCATGACCGCCGCGCGGTGATAACGCTTGTGCGCGGCCTGCAGGAGAAGGACCCTCCGAAGTTCGATGTGAGAAAAACCGCGGGCGGATAACGTGGGGCCAGATTCCGATCACGACTGTCCTAGCTTCACTCTCGCATGCGCAGCGCCAAAGAGTTCGATTGTCTTCACCCATAACGAGCCACCAACACCTTGGAAAGTCATGATAAATGCTTCTCTTGATTATGGGTGGGCGGCCCTTATTCCACTCGGAATTGCCGGCCTACTTTGGGCGCGATGTCGCCACCAACGTCACCTCTACAGCCCCGCATGCTGGGTGTTGAGCGCTGGTCTGGCTCTTTTCTGGGATGCTTCACTTGAATTGCCCTATGATTGGCCGAGCGGAGCCTTCGCCCACATGTCGCTATATCGCATCCCGTGGCTCCCCACGCTGGGGGCGATTTGCCTAATTCGCCTTGCGCTCTGGCTGGTTGGGTTTGTCGCGGCGCGCCTCCAGTGGAAATCGACGCCGTAATTCCGCACCAGAGCGCGATAAAGCACGCTATGCGTGCTTTTGCTCTTGACTGAAAAACACGTTTGGCGTTTTTCTTTCCCCGCCGAGGTGATTTGCCCCGGCCAGCGCGCATCCTCCCACCGCCCAGGGTCGAGGCCTCCCGCGCGCTGAACCGGCCGGCCGCCGCGGCGCCCTTCCCCCCTGACCAGGCGCGCGGCGGCCGGCCCCTCAAGGGGGAACCCATGACGCTCTCGATCACCCACGACATCGACACCAGCGAAATCGCCTTCGCGCTGGAGGGAATGAATGCGGACGAGCTGCGGGCCTTCGCCGCCGACCTCGCCGCCGACCTCGCCCGCGATCTCGGGGAAGACCGCTTCAAGGCCTTTGTCCAGGGCGTGGTCGACCAGGCCGAGCAGCAGGCCGCGCGATGACGCCGGACAAACCCAAACTCACCAACGCCCGGCTCGCCGCGTGCATCGGCGCCGGCCTGGTCGTCATCGCGGCCATCCTCGGCGCCATGGCGCTCGCGGCCAGCCGCAACCAGTCGCCCGCCGAAACCGCGCCGGCCGCGGAGGCGCACCCATGAGCGGGAAGATGGGGAGCGGCGGCGCCGGCGAGTTGTCGCGCGATTTCGAGCAATATCTGCGCACCGTCTATCCGACGCATCACGACCAGCTGCCGCCGGCCCAGCGCCAGGAAGTGCAGCAGGCCTACATGGCCGGCGCGCTGGGCGCGCTCGACATGATCGAGGCCGCCATGAAGCCTCCAGGCCGCGACGCGCCGGAGAAGATGGGCGCCCTGCGCAACGAGATCAGCGCCTACGCCCTGGTCCGCACCACCCTGATGGACGTCGCGCGCGGCAAGTTCGCGCGGAAAACGGAGGGCGGGTGATGGGCGCGCGTTGCCTGAAAACCAATCCGCTGTTGCGCACCAAGCTCGCCAAGGTGGCCGAATATGCGCTGGCGTCGGTGCGCTTCGCAATTCTTTCGCGCGCGTCGGGGGCCGATCCTGAAGTCCTGTCTGCGTTCGCGGTGGTTGTCGCAGGCGATGGAGACAACATCACGACCCACACATGGTCGCGCGCAAATGACGACGCGCGCCGGCGAAGCATCGCCGCGCTCCGCGATCTCGCCGACCGCATGGAGGCGCGCCTGTGAAACCCCGCCCCGCCCCCACGCCCGAGGAAGTCGCCGACCTCGCGGCCGAGATCAATCGCCGCTGCAAGCAGGGCTGGGTGTGCGAACTGCCCGCCGAGGCGGTGAGGCAGCTCTACACCGCCGTCGCCGGCGATCCCGGCGCCGGCCTGCGCTGGCTGCAGAACCTTCTCGCCGAGGGCGTCACCGTCCACACCCGCGAACCCTCCGGCGCCTATCAGTTCATTCCACCGGCAGCATGGCTGGCAAAAGGGGAGGGCCGGCTCGCTACAGGAGAAACGGCCCTCCCCGGGAGGGCGAGCGGCGGTCGGCCGGAGGCCGGAC